AGTCGCCCCAGTTCTGGAGAAACAAGTTGAATCTGTTCAGCAACCACCCGGATCACCGCCTAAGCGCTGAAGACATCGAAGTCCGCATCTGGGCTATCGTGGTGCTTGCCATCACGGGTATTCTGTTCTTCATCGTTATCTGCTTGCTTTATTCGGTCACTTTCGTGGTGCAACCAATCAAGGCAATGGCTCCCATCGACCAAGCCTACACAAAGATGCTCAACGACATCGTTTTGCTGTTGGTTGGGGGTATAGGTGGTATCGTCGGCAAACGGGTCGCTGGCGGCGTTGCAGGCACCTTGGCGGGGGTCAAAGCGGCCACCAATACGCCAACAATGCAACCATGCTATGGCCAGCAAATGGGCCAGCCCACGATGCCTATGGGTGTGCCACAGCAAAGCCAAGCTTTCGGCGCTATGCCCACGTTTGTGAACCCTACGTTCGACGAAGACTGGCGCCCCCCTCCACCGCCCACGACAGCGCCGGATCACTTACACCCAGAGCGTGAAGAGATTGCCAATGAACGTGCAGCCGCAAAGGACGCAGAATGACTTGGTTCCTTACCTTCTTCAGTGATTTGTTCTACGTCATCGCCTGTGCGGCCATGATCGCTGGCGTGGCCTTGTATGGGGTCAGTTACTTCGCCAAACTGCTGCCGGTGATCGCCACCTATGCCCTGCTGATGCAAATCGGTGGCGTGGTAATGGCTCTGGGTGGCGGTTATTACGTTGCAGATCACAAGGGCTATGAGCGCCGTGTGGCTGAAGACAAAGCCGAGATCGACCGATTGAACGCCGAAGCCCGCGCCAAAGAGGCTGAGTTGGCCCAAACCTTAAAAGACAAGACCGCAGCACTCCGAAAGGCAAACAATGCTATTCAAGCCAAAAAGACTGATACTTTTAAGCGCATTGACTCTGGCGAGTTGCGCTTCCCCTCCACCTGTAGTGTTCAAGCCAGTACAGATGCCGGAACTGCCGGAGGAGATACAAAAGATGGAGCCGAATCTGAGCGACAGGCTCTTAAAGATATTGTCACCATCGCAGCAGAAGGCGACACAGCCATCACCCGCCTCAACGCCTGCATCGACACCTATAACGCAGTAAAGGACAAGGTCAATGTTAAACAGTGATCAACTTCAAAAGCTGGGTATCAGCCCCGCGTGGGTTGATGGCTTGAACAAGACCTTTGAGCGGTTCCACATCGCCACGCCCAAGCAACAAGCCATGTTCATTGGGCAATGTGGGCATGAGTGCGCTAACTTTAAGATTCTTGAAGAAAACCTAAATTACAAAGCGGCTACGTTGATGCGGCTTTGGGATAAACGCTTCCCCACACAAGAGATTGCCAATCAATATGCAGGAAACCCAAAGAAAATTGCCAACATGGTTTACGCAAACCGAATGGGCAACCGTGACGAAGCTTCTGGCGACGGGTTTCGTTTTCGAGGGCGGGGATGCGTTCAGCTTACCGGCCACGCAAATTATTATCACGCGGGACAAGCGCTTGGGTTCGACTTCGTCATGCACCCCGAACTCATCGCCACCCCAGAATACGCAGCCCTGACCGCTGGTTGGTTTTGGGACACGCACAAGTTGAACGCCCCGGCCGAGGCTTGGGACTTCATCAAATGCACAAAAATTATTAACGGTGGCACAATTGGCCTTGAAGAACGCCGTAAACACGCAGAACATGCGCTTGCTGTTCTCACCTCCTAATGGGAAAATAAGGTATGACCACACCAAGCTTTGTCCTCACCTATGATTCCCTAACGAGTACCGTCCTTCAGTACTTGGAGCGGAAAGACCAAGCGGTCGTTAACTTCATCCCCACAGCCATTTCTTTGGCTGAGTTTGAGATCGCCCAAGAAATCAAAACATTGGGCCAACTGGAAGTTGTTGATTCAACCCTCCAAGCTGGTAGCGCAGTTATCCAAAAGCCTGCACGTTGGCGCAAGACTGTGTCCATGACACTGGTGGACGGTTCTGGAAACAAACAACCTTTGCTGCTGCGCAAACTGGAATACCTAAACAACTACTGGCCCGTGGTGAGCGCAACCGCACAGCCGCTGTATTACGCTGACTACGATTACGATCATTGGTTTGTGGCGCCTACACCTGATGCGGCATACAGCTTTGAGGCTTTGTGCTACACCCGACTCCAGCCGCTGGACTCAAACAATCAAACCAACTGGCTCACACAGAATGCACCCAATGCCATGCTGTTTGGCACATTGAAACAAACAGCCCCATTCTTGAAGAACGATGCTCGACTGGCTCTGTGGAGTCAGATGTTTACCGAAGCATTGAACGCCCTCAAGACCGAAGACGTATCCCGCGTTGGCGACCGTTCTGCGGTGGCTGTTGACAGTTAAGGCAAACCATGACCACATATACATCGCCATTTACTGGCCAGACGATTTCACCGAGCCAAGTCTCTTACGAGTCGCTGACGATCAGCGCTAACACGCCTCTTGAGTGGCCGATCAACGGTAATGACGCCGTCACCTCGGCGAACATCATTGACGTGACCGCAACCATTGGTGCGGCATCGTTCCGGGGAACTATCTCAGGCACGACCCTGACTGTGACCTCTGTGACCTCTGGCGTGGTTCAAGTTGGCCAAACTATCATCGGCACGAACATCGCCGCAGGGACGACCATTACAGCCCTTGGAAGCGGCTCTGGAAGCACCGGCACATACATCATCAGCATCTCGCAAACAATCGGCACGGCTGAGGCTATTACGGCCTCTGCGTTGCTTTTGGAGTTGCCCCCTGCCACTCAGGTGTCGACCGGCCAAGCCATCATCGTGCGCAACGTTGGCTCTTACACTTTCACGGTGGCTGACAACTCTGGCAACTCGGTTGTTTCTGTGGCTCCCGGCATTGCGTATTACATCTGGCTGACCAACAACAGCACGGTCAACGGAACATGGACTGAAGTCCAGTTTGGTGCTGGTACATCGTCTGCCAATGCGGCCACTCTGGCTGGGTATGGCTTGGATGCCATCGGTAACACGCTGAACACCACAACGCCTTTGGTGAACTACTACTCCAATTCAACTCTGAGCGCAAATGCTCAATCGCAGTTGTCGGTCTGGGAAGGTGGCGCTGGCACGATTACGTTGCCATCATCTGCGACTGTCGGGATCAACTGGTTCACCATTGTCAAGAACAACGGTACTGGCATCCTGACTATTCAGACCAGTGGCACCGACCAGATAGACGGAGCGGGAACATCAACCCAGTTGCAGATCGGTGAGTCGTTCTCTCTGGTTTCTGATGGATCAACTGGTTACAGCACTTGGGGTTATGGCCAGAGCACGTTGTTCAACTTCACGCAAGAACAAATCTCTGTCACCGGTGCTGGCGCCACGATCACGCTGTCTGCAACGCAAGCCTCGTATACCCTTCAAGAGTATTCAGGTGTCCTGAGCCAAAACACAAACGTGGTTGTTCCTTCCACGGTTCAGTTCTACGTCATCACCAATAATACGAGTGGCTCGTATACGATGACCTTCAAGACCAGTGTGGCTGGCGGTGCAACAACAACTGTTCCGAATAGCACCACGATTGCCATGGTTTGCGATGGCACGAACGTATACGCCGTTTCAACAGTTTCGAACAGTGTTGGCACGTTGACATTGAATGTTGGCTCATCAACAAACCCATCGTTGAACTTTACCGGCAACACAAATACTGGTTTGTATGTCCCCAACTCAAACCAATTGGGTATTACGGTGGCTGGTTCTGAGGCAGCTTATTTCAGTTCAACCGGGTTGACCGTTCTTAACGGCATAAGCGGGGGCACGTTTTGACCGATAAAGTCATTGCCCTACAAATCCCGCCGGGTATACAGCGGGATGGAACTCAATTTGCTGCGCCGTCCTATGTCGACGGTGAGTGGGTGCGTTTCCAGCGTGGCCTGCCTAGAAAGATTGGCGGCTACACCGGCGCCTTCTTGAACGCTTCGGGCATCTCTCGTGGTCTTACCATGAGCGCCTCAAACGGCCTCAACTACATCATCTCTGGCTACAGCGCAGGCATTCAACAATGGGTCACCAACAACGTGACTGCTATTGGTACTGGGCCAACACCGTTCTCGTTGCCAACCGCACCGACATTCACGCCAAGCGCCAATAACTTGTGGCAGTTTGACATTGGTTGGGATTCAACTGGCGGCAACCAACTTCAGTTAATCGCTCACCCCGGACAAAATCTTCAATACATCTCCAGCACTACCAACACCCGCCCATTGTTTGGTGCGTTTACTGGTACAACTCTAACGCCAGTTGGTGTGTTTACGGCCGCAGGGACAACAACAAATACGCTGAAAACCGTCACGTTTGCTTCGACCATCGCTGGCATTGGGCCGGGGGTAACCGTAACTGGAACTGGCATCCCCGCCAACACTTATGTGGTGTCTGCCACCACCGTGGCTGGGGTGTGGACTGCGACTTTGAACAATGCCGCCACCGCATCTGGCACGGTGACCCTGACATTCGACAACAACATCTCCGTGTCTGGCGGTGTTGTGATGCTGTACCCTTATTTGTTTGTGTACGGCAACAACGGGCTGATCCAAAACTGTGCGGCTGGTGACTTCACCAACTGGACATCGTCTGACGCCAACGCCAACAACGTGGCCTCTACAAAGATCGTGAAGGGGCTTCCAGTTCGTGGTGGTACTACATCACCTTCTGGGCTGTTCTGGTCGCTGGATTCGGTTATACGCGTGTCCTACACCCCAACAACAGTCACCACAGGAACCACGTCATCGACGTTCTACTGGCGCTATGACTTGATCACCCAACAAAGTTCGATCATGTCGTCCAGTTCCGTCATTGAATACGATGGCATTTACTACTGGTGCGGCGTGGATCGGTTCTTGATGTACAACGGTACGGTGCAAGAAATCAAGAATGATCAGAATTTAAACTGGTTCTTTGATAACGTGAACTTCAGCCAGCGCCAAAAGGTGTGGGTATCTAAAGTTCCTCGCTACAACGAAATCTGGTGGTTCTATCCGCGTGGTGATGCGACTGAATGTACTGACGCCATCATTTACAACGTCAAAGACAAGATTTGGTACGACGCTGGCTCTGCACCGGGCGCTAACCGGTCTGCTGGCACGTTTACTGAAGTGTTCCCGAAACCCATCTGTGGTGGCACGGACGCCACTCCGATTGTTTCGTTTGAAGGCTCGGTCACTACTACTACGTTGACCGTTACCTCTGTTAACTATGGAACCATCTTTGTGGGTCAGATTCTCCAAGGCTTGGGTGTACCGGATCAGATGGTCATTACTGGCTTGGGAACTGGCTCGGGTGGAACAGGAACTTACACGGTTTCAAACCCCACCAGCACCGCTGTAGGCGCCACAACAATCACAGCCAATGGTTACACCATCTGGCAACACGAAACCGGCACAGATCAAGTTTATTTGACGAATGTCGATGCCATTTACTCGGCGTTTGAAACACCTATTCTGGGCAGTTTGGCTGGTCTGGTTGGTTCAACCCAACAACCCGGCGCAAACAACTGGACTCGTTTGGATCGTGTTGAGCCTAACTTTATCCAAAGCGGCGCGATGGACGTGATCGTGACGGGTAAGGGTTATGCCGATGGCACTGATGAGCCTTCTCTGCCCTACAATTTCGATCCCACCACTTTGAAAATTGACATGCGTGAACAACGTCGTGAAATGCGCTTGCGTTTTGAGTCGAACACGTTCAATGGCGACTATCAAATGGGTAAGATCATCCTCGGCATCGAAACCGGCGACGTTCGCGGAACGGGCAACCCATGATCACCTACGACCCCAGAGGGATGACTTGGGATCAGTATTGCAAACTGATGGAGGAGTTGTTTGCTCCGAATCAGCTTGGCCATGTTGACGAAGAGCATTGGATGGACTGGGTCGACGGGTTAAACGGTATTGGTTACTTCGTGCAGTCTGGTATTCCTGACGCACGTCAATTCAGTGATTGGCGTGGTTGGGCAGAGTCTATGTGCGGGATTATGAGCATCACATCATGAATCATCTTCAAGGACTTCCATCGTTCGGTTGCGCACAGAATCAGAGCGCTGGTGCTTTGCCATCTTTTGCTTCTGGCAATTCTGTAAGAGCGCCAATTGCAGGTAAAGCATTGTGTTCTTGCCTGTTGTCTTCATTGAATTCGATTCAATGCAATTTGACTGCAACTTGCGTATTAAACCCACAATTTGGATGGACATATAGGCCGTCGGGCGGCAATTGCTGCGGCAATATGTATTATTACCATGACCCAGTAACTGGACAAATATCTCAGTATGATCCAGCGGCTAAGGGCTATCTTTTGGCAACCAATAGTGGGCCAGCTTATCAACAAAAAATGACACAAGCTGCTGCTGATGATGCACACAGTTTTGGCAATTTATTGTCTAAAATTGTTCCAGTAGTTCTGGGTGGCATTGCCACAGCAGGCTTGGGCGATCTTGGCGCATTAGGGTCATTGGGTGGTGCTGCTGCCGAAACAACTGGAAGTTTATTGCCCGGAACTGTGCTTGCCAATGGCGCTACCGTTCTTGCTGATGGGTCAATTATTGGTGCTGATGGGGCAACTATTGCTGGCGCTGGTTCTGCTGCGGTTTCAGGGGGCACTGCTGCCGCCGCTGGAGCAGGCGCTGCTGATGCTGCCGCCAGCCCATTGTCAAACCTTAACTTGATGCCTTCCGATCAGGCGATCAAGAATGCCGCCCTAAAGACTGGTTTGTCTTTGGCATCTGGCCAAGATCCAACAAAAGCCCTTGAGAGTGGTGCTTTGGGTCTTGTTGGCGGTGTGGTTGGAAGTAATGTCAGCAACTTGGTGTCCCCGACTATTTCTTGCCTTGTTTGCCAAAATAAAGGCCTAACAACTGGAATTTCAAATACCATTGGCTCAACAGTCGGTAATATGGTGACTGGTGCCAGCCCAACCAATGCGTTGATCAGCGGTATTGGTAGCGGTGTTTCTTCTGGGCTTGGCCAGAATGGGGCAAACTTATTGTCAGCACCTTTGGCGGGTGCTGCTGGTGCCGCCACTTCTGCTGCTTTGAAGGGTGCAGACCCAACACAAATTTTGACCAATGCTGCAATCGGCGCTGGTAGCAACTACGTTGGCAGCCAGATCAGCGGCGCATTAAAAGATTTAGCTGGCAATCCTACCGCCGGTCAAACTGGCGGTATTGGAACTATGAACAGTTCCAGCTTGAATCCAGACAATGGAAGCGCTGACACCACAATTCCAAGTGGCGGACTTCCATCAACCACAGTAGCCTCTAATGATCCACTGGCTGGAACTGGTCTAACCACTGATGCCAATGGCAATCTGGTGTTCTCAAACCCCAGTTTAACTGCGGCTGGCCCTGCTGGCCCGATGACCGCTGGGTTGACCAATGTCCCCGGTAGTGCGCCTCCAAGCGCAGGCAGCATTGATTCTTTGCCAACTCGAAATGGTACACCGGTGATTGCGATTACTGGGACAAACAACCAATCAGACAGTAATGGCGTGAGCGAGACTCCAGCCAACAATCCTGAGAGCACGGTGACCAACGTGGACGTAACATCCCAAGAAACCCCTGCTACAACAAACGATAACACCGATATTTCTGGCGGTGACTCAGGCGGTCTGTCAGTTTCTCTTCCTGCATCGTCAGGCTCACCCGGTTTATCGGCTTCTGACGTTCAAACGATTGTTGCCCAACAAATGGCAGCAAACCCCGGTTTAACCGAGGCTCAAGTTAAGGCTGACATTCAGTCTGCGATGACCGCCAATCCCGGCATGACTGCCGATCAAGTCAACCAGATCGTCAGCAGCAACTTGGCTGGGGTTAATAACCAAGTATCTGGTCTACAAACTGGTCTATCTGAAAACAAGTCGGCCTTGGATGCGTTGAACAATACTGTCAACACAAATCAGGCCACCACAAATTCTGCTTTAGCCTCTACCAATGAAGCTGTGGCTAATTTGTCTGCGAGTGATAAAGCCGCATTTTCACAGTTGACGACTGATCAACAAGCGCAAGCGTTGAAAGAAGCGCAAGATACTGGCAATTTGTCGTCAGCAATTTCTAATGTTGCGGCGGGCACAGCGGAAAACACTTCGGCAATTGATGCTTTGAAGAGCACGGTTGATACAAATCAAACTCAAACAACAGGCGCCCTATCAAATTTAACTAATACTGTCAACGCAAATGCGGCATCTGAAAATGCGGCTGTTAATAATTTATCCGATCAAGAGAAAACAGATTTCAACACCTTGAGCACGGCTCAACAAGAAACCGCAAAAGCGTTGACTGAAACCGGCACGTCTTTAAGTGATGCAATCAATCAAGTGAAAAATCTTGATGAGCAGGGTCTGGCGACATTGAATGGCCAACTGCAAGGTTATCAAGAACAAACTCAAGCCGGACTCTCTGCCTTGGGGAACACAGTTGCTTCCAATCAAGAAACCACAAATCAAAACATAGCGGCCACCAATCAGAATGTAGCCAATTTGTCTGAGCAAGAAAAAACTGATTTTGGTCAGTTGTCTGGCCAACAACAATCTGATTTTCAGAATCTAAGTTCTGCTCAGGCTGATCTTGCAAAATCTTTGACTAACATGGGCACCAGTTTTGGTGACGCTATTGATCAGGTCAAGAATTTGGATGAGCAAGGCATTGCAACTGTGCAAGGACAGTTAGATGCTTATCAGAAACAAACCCAAGCCGGTTTGGATACGACCAACCAAAATATCGACGACTTGTCTAAGCAAACTCAAGACGAGATTGCAAAATCTGCTGAAGCTTCGGCGGCCGCAAATGCTGCGACAAACTCCACAATTGCTTCAAATCAGGCATCAACAATTGCTGCATTGGGAGGATTGAGTTCTGGCTTAACCGGGTTGCAACAAGCGCAACAGCAAGCAAAAGCACAGGCCATGATGCCCAAGTTCAACAACGATACGTCTGAGTTGCAATCAACTGATCCGCATACAAAGATGGCCAAGATGGCTGCCTTGAATCAGTTGTATTCTTCGCTTGACCCCGACTTGAAAGAAGCGTTGGCTGCTCAAAACATCAAAGCCCCCGCCGAAGAAAGTGCGCCAGAAGAACAAGCGGCTCATGGCGGTCTTATCCACAAGAGTGACGGCGGCACTTTGCTTGACCAATTGAACTCAATTGATAACGATAATTCTTCAAGCCTACAAAAAGTTTTGTCTGACGCTAGTAGAGATTTCCAGCCAACACCTATGAAAAACACCGCACCAACCGGCTTGGAGTCAAGCACAAAATACATAAACTCGGTTAAACCGAGGGCGCTTCAACAGTTGTACAACTCAATCAATCCTGAGTTGCGCAGCCATTTGATGGGTGGCGGCCCAGTTGTTGGTGTGGGCGGTATGGCTGAAGGAGGCCTTCCAGCGCGTTATCACCCCGAGGCGCCTGAAGGACATCACCCAGAATTTATCACCGGCCAAACGGGCTATTACGCGGCTGGACGTGGCACTGGCCAGTCAGACGACATCCCTGCCATGCTTCATGACGGTGACTATGTGATTGACGCTGATTCCGTGGCCCAGTTGGGTGACGGTTCCAGCAAAGCAGGCGCTCAGGCGTTAGAGCATTTCCGCAACCAGATCCCCCATCACGCTCACGGCGGTTCTGCCAGTCCAGTTCCCGCCAAGATCGCTGACGGTGAATATGTGTTACCGGCTGCATTTGTTACCGCTTTAGGCGGTGGAGATAACAAGACAGGATCGAAGTTGCTGGATAAAATGCGTGAAGAGTTGCGAGAGCACAAGCGGTCTGCGCCTGTCAACAAGATTCCACCCAAGGCGAAAAGCCCGCTTGATTACCTCAGAATGGCGAAAGGTTAAAAAATGGCCAACCTCCTGCAAAGTTCACAAAACACGGCAACGACAGCGCCGTCGTATTACAACAATTACCTCTCAGGAATTGCCCAGCAAGCGACATGTAAATGCGGGCCAATTCAAAATGCCACTTATGTCGGCGCCACCGATCTGCAAAATAAAGCCTTCAACACCGTAGGCTGTGCGGCCAATGCAGGTCAGCCAAACCTCGGTGCGGCCACCAACACTTTGGGCGCTGCTGCTGGCTCTGTCAGCCCTCTGGCGGCTGGGGCAAGCAACCTGCAAAACGCAACGACCTGCGCTGCTTTACGCGCTCAGAATTATATGAACCCTTACATCAGTTGCGTGGTAAACGCAATTGGCGATCTGGGTCAACAAAACATTCGCCAAAACTTGGCTCCCATGGCCACCGCCGCCGCGGTTGGTTCTGGTCAGTTCGGTTCACAGCGTGGCGCTCAGGTGCTGGGTCAGACTCTGGCTAACGCCAACCAACAGATTCTGGCTTGCCAAGCCAAAGCCTTGCAATGCGGCTACAAAACTGCTCTATGCACCGGCATCAAGCAAAACCAACTGTGTGGTCAACTGGGCCAGATTACCGGCACCTTGGCTTCATGCGGCATCAAGAACTTGACGAACATTGGCACCGCTCAGGGACAACTGGGTTGCTTGGCACAAAGCATGGGCTTGAAGGGCGTGAACGCTTTGGCCACTTTGGGCTGCCAACAACGTACCCTTTTGCAGAATGCACAGTGCTATCCCCTGCAAAAGTTGACCAACTTGTCGAACTTGCTGAAGGGCTATACCGTCCCAACAACCACCAAACAAACGATGTGCATGTCGCCTCTTTCTGGCTTGGCCAGCGTTGGTTCGACTGCTGCTGGTTTGTTTGGCGGCACTGGCAAGTGCGGTACTGGCCCAAGCGTGTTCTGCCAAATTCGTCAATCATTCAGCGGCACAAAAGCTGATCCTTGCAGTCCTAGCGGGTTTGTTAATAGTGCTGGTCAATACGTTAATAAAGATGGTTCTGCGTATGATGCTGGCCCAACTGGTAATACTTATAACAGCACTCAAAACTATGGCACTTTGCCCAGTTCAGGTGTAGATGTATCAAATAACACCACTCGAGATGAACTTGCTGCTGGGTATAACGCTGGCGATGCTTCTGGCGAATCTGTGGCCTCAGCCCGCGGTGGTTCTATTCGTGCAGCACAGGGTGGCCCAATCGGTTGCGCATCTACTCGTCACATGGGCGGTTTGCCCTCTTTCCGGAGATAAGACATGGGTAAAGAACAGGAAAACATTGCTTCTGGGTTCCCCAACCTTTCCAACTTAAATCCAGAAGGCTTGGGCGACGAATACGGCAAAAATATCGACGCCATTCAAAAAACCCTTGATGATCTTGAGGCGCGTTATCAACAGCCAAACTGGTTCAAAATTGCTGCTGGGTTTGCCAAACCACAGTTGGGTGGCTTTGTCGCTTCTTTAGGCAGTGCTGCTGATGCAATGGGCGAAAACATTGAACAACAACGCCGCTTGGCCATTCCGCTTGCTCAAATGCGGGCACAGTTGGGTGTGCAAAGTGCCGTCATGGGCCAGAACAAAGCTGCGGCTGATTATCTGGACAATTGGCAAAAAGACCATCCCGGTCAACAAGTACCGCAAGATGTGTATGAGCATGCTGCATCTATTTCTCCCAACACGCCTCGAGTTCAAGCCGTGGGTAAGTCGTTGGAAGTGGCGCGTGGTCAACAACAACTGACTGCTCAACAACAAGCAACGGAACTGCAACGTCTTACACAAGGCCGAGCAACCAATACCATTTCAGATGAAGAATATCAAGCTGGAATGGCCAATCTTGCCAAGAATTCCCCATTTGCATCGTCAACAAATTTGGCTCCTCCAAAAATTGATAATGTAAAAGGTGATGTAAATGCTCCTGCCGCTCCGGCTGAAGCAGGCGCCACACAGAACCCAGCAAAACCTAAAGGTGATGCTGTATCAATTGTTAGCGGTTTAGGGATTCCAATTATTAGTGGTGATCGCACAACCCAAAAACAACAAGAAATTTGGGATGAAAGCGTTGCCGCAGGCCGTCCGGGTATAACCCCAAAAGGTAATCCAATTGCAAAACCGGGTAGCAGCCAGCATGAACAAGGTAATGCGGTTGACATTGATACAGCCAGTCTAACTAAAGATCAAAAGGATCAACTGAAAGCCGCTGGTTTTATTCAACCTTTACTTAGCACTGATCCCAATCATTGGGAGAAAGTACCGGCAAAGAAAGAATTAGTGCCAAGCACACTTCCGGCTTTGATGAACCCTACACCGGATTCAATTAAAGCGCGTGATAGGGCGGCAGATCGCAATGAGGAACGTAGTTCTAAGCGTTATGATTCTTTGGAAAGCATTGCTGGGGATGAAAACTACAATGCCATTCAAAGAACAGTTAACAACCAATTGGACTTGATGAAAAACCCAGCCAATCATGAAGCTGTTAGGCACATTTCTGGGGTTTTTAGCCAAGGCGGTTTGTTAAATGCGGTATTGAAGAGCGTGGATACTGGAATTGGGTTCAGTATTAACGGTATCAATGGTCAATTAAGCGCTCCTATTGAGCAGTTTATTCGCAATAAATTCCCAGAAAATGAGCAAGATCTTGCGCGTACTATGGCGATGAACTATGCCACCATTGCTTTGGCTCAACAAAAGATGGGCGGTGTTAATGCGAACAGCGCACGAAACCAAGAATTGCACTTGTATTCTGGGTTGTCTCCAAACATAGACACAACGCCAAATGCTTCAATCCGGTCTTTATTGCATTTCCGTAACGACTTGGACAACACTCGCGCTCAGTACAAATTTGTGTCTGACTTAGATCAAGATCAACATCCTCAGTACATGCTTGATCCTAAGAGTCACACGCGGTTGACTGACGCCTTCCGCCATAAGGATTACACAAAACTGTCTGAACCATTTAATGAAGAGAACAAAAAAATTGAAGCCGCATACCAAAGGCAACTAAACAGTCTTAAACAGGGGCAATAATCATGGCTGAAAGAAATGAATACGATGATTTTTTTGTAGGCTCTCCTGCTCAAGCACCGGCTGCCACTAAGGCCGAATCCCCTGCTACATCTGCCGCCAGACCAGAGGCCAATGATTACGACACATTCTTTCAGAAACCCTCAGCACCTCAGCCACAAGAATCAATTCCGCTGTACAAGGACATTTACAACACGGCAATTGGCCCAAATGGCGACATAGGAAAAGCTTGGGACAAAGCGGGTGTTTCGCCTGATATGGCCAATCTTGGGACTGGCTTGGCATTTGGTGTTATGAACGCTGCTTCGCCAGCACTATCGACTAAAGGGACTTCATTGGCATCTGCCGCTGAGAATTATGAAAATACTCAAAAAGCATTGCGTAATGCTCGTTCAGACTTACCTGTCTTGCAAAATACAAGCGGTGATGTTTTTAAAGACTGGACTGATTCATTTGAAAAGCACAATGAAAATACTAAGAAATTGAACCAGTCACAAGATTTTTTAAACAGAATTGATGCCCAAATTGAGGAATTGAAAAATCCCAAAATTGGCCCAGCTACAACTCCATCCGGTATCAAGGTTGAGCCAATTAGCAGAGCCGCGGCCAACTATGGTGAGCCTCATGGGCTATACACAGCGCAAAAAAACATTGCGGTTGACACAACAAAACAACCGGGTGGTGTTTGGGATTATTTGAATCAAAACCGACAAGGTTTTGTAAAAGCAGAAGACGTTGCACCCGGATACCGCTCGGCGCCCGGAACGGAACTCGCACAAAGTCCGTCTGATTTAGCTGCTCATGATGAAGCAACGGCAAAGAAAATTTCCGACCTGCAAAAACTGCGAGAAAAAGCCCAAACCCAGCATGAAGAAATCCAAAAGAACCACACGATTAGTCAAAAGTCATTGGATCTGAAAAGTAATATCTTGGACAAGCTTTATCCCAATGCGGCAGAGCAAAAGTCCACGATTGATATGCTGCAAGAACGTATTAAGCCTTATTTGAACAACCCAGTTGCACGGTTTGGTTTGAACCGTTTGAGCCGAACTTTGCCATTTACCTCTGGCTTTAACATTGAGCGGAATGCGGAGCAGGCCAAAAAAGATTGGGAGACCGGTAACTATGGCCAATCAGCTACACATGCTGTTGGTGCGCTTGGTGCATTGGCATCGGCATCATCTCCTACCGTGGCGGCATTTGGTGCCGAGCCTATTGCGGCGGGTTTGGCTGGCATTGGATCTATAGCCCAAACCCCAGCAGCACTTTTGGATACATACAATTTCTACAAACGGATGAATCAACCCGTTACGCCTAAACCCTAATCATCGGCTGTCTCCCCGATGACTTTCCTCCCCCAGTGTTGGGGGAGGTTTTTTTATTACCAATAACGCACCGCCAAGGCAACAATTACTACCAGATAAAACAGGTAGATCACATTCCGCCCCGCTTCTCACCAAGCTTTTTGGCTACCTCTGGGTTGAGGCTGGCCACAAACTCGATGCAGGCGTTACGCTCTTTTCGAGCGTAATCCAAGGCAACTTCTTTTTCAATCTCATGCGCAAACGCAATCAGATCAACTTCTTCGGCCACCAATGCTCCGGGCATGCGCTCATCGGTGTTGAAGTACAACTGTTTGATTTTCTCTTCGCTTAACATTTCATTCTCCAAACTTGTTTTTGAGTTTCCAATATGACAGCAGGTTCTGGAACATCAACCAGCCACGCTGTAAATCTTTTTCTTCCCACTCGTGAACTTTGATCAAGCCGGGA